AAATGGGTAATATAAAAACAGCACCATGAAAGTGCTGTTTTAATCATATAATTTGTCATAAGAAAAACACCCTCGAAAGGGTGCTTAAACGTTGTATTTATCTCTTATGGTTTTAATTCGTTTGCGAAAAGCTATGGTTAAATCCATAAGTTCTTTTGCTGATCTGTCATCTCGTCCGTGAAAACCTTTATACTTAGATTCAATATTGGCGTATTGTGACTGATATTCTTTTTTTAGCTTTTCTAATTCTTCATAACAACCGTCAGGGTAGTTTTGAGCGTTTATATGCAATTCCGAGTTTTTCACAGGCTCTTTTAATTCTTTCATGTTGTTCATCTCCTAACGGTATGAGTTCTGGATTATGAAATAGAATATCGTCAACTTCAAGTCTTGCTTCTTCATAAAGTTGTTCAGCTAAATCAGTAGGTGTCTTATTTTTAATAATCATCGTGTAAAGATATTTCTCGTCACAAGCATACGAAATGTATGAACCGTCTCGAATGCTTTCGATAAGGTCTTCCTTACTAAAGGAATACTGACTTTGTCCCTTAACGTGATTATGGATATTGATACTGCCATCCATTTCATCACCAAGAAGCCCGGTATTGACAGTATATTCATCACCGTAAACAGTATACATTTTTCCTCTTTTGTTTATTACACGACATTTTTCAATAGGACTTTCCGATTCTTCCGTGATAAATTTCTTTAATTCAGAAGAAACAGCTTTTCCATCATTGATATCAACTTCTCCGTAATTTTCATAATGATGTTCAGACCTGTTAACAGATTTACCTTTGCCGCTTGACCTTATTATATCATCAACAGCAGAATTGTCAATATCAATAAGTTTTATTTGATCCTCCTCAGTCTTAACCGCCGCCTTATAGCTTGCAGTAGTCTTTGCCGCCTGACTGCGTCCGTAACCGGGAGTAGCGGTGCGGTCGGGCTTGTATGCAAGCCCGTTTTTCTCACAGTAGCTTTTAAGCTGCTGTTCCTGCTGCTTCAGCTTATATGCCGCCTTGTCAAAGCCTTCTTTGTCGCCGAGAGTGTCAAGAGAGGTACATTCCCGTTTGGAAGCTCTGACCTTACGTTCAAGAGCACGTTGGTTGCAGATTTTTTCGTACTGTTCGGCATTCTCCTTTTCGTCATACGGGAAGTAGGTCTGAACGCTGATACCGGGCAGGAACGGATAGATCTGATGACCGCAGTTTATACCGAGAAGCCCGGCAGGCTTGCCGTAGGAACTTGACCGCCAAGCATAGAATTTAATGCGCTTGCCGTCAAGGTCGGTAGTATAACCTCCGCCACCGTTGCGGTTGAATATTTTTCCCTGATCTTTCGCACACAGCGGTCTTGCACCGCTGTGACTGCTGACCTCCACCAAATCAAGCCCATACTCATCCATAAGCGAAAACTGTGTTTCTTTCGCAACGCTTCCGACAGTGGAGCGTATACACATATTAGTATATGCTTCCGGTGTCCAGTTTCGACCGGTCTTATCTACAAAAGCCGGGATACCTTTCTGCGTCATTTCGCCGATACATTCCCGCATAGCACTCTGACGTGCCTCTATGCCGGTAACGACCTTTCCTGCAGCCTTATTAAGACTGTCTATGTATTCCTGCTTGTTTGCAAGCTCGGCGGTACGGTTGATCACCTGCATAGCGGCGTTCTTCGCCTTGTACTTCATCGTTGTATTTGTAAGATTCAAGTCTTTCTTTGCCTGTTTTTGAAGCATTTTAAGGCTGTTTAACATATTGCCGGACATTGACGGTGTGGCTCGTTTGTCGATAAGCCCTTCCTGCACCATACGTTTTAATCCCGGTGCAAGCTCCTGAATAGCGGAATTTGCCGCTCTTTGAAGTGTAAGCTCCAGAAGCTCGGGTGTTTTACCTGCGTATTCGGATATTGTTTTAGCGTTCTGCTTTGTCAGCTTGCCAAGCTCGGCGAGCTTTTTCATTTTCCACTTTGCCGTATCTTCTTCGATTCTTCCTGCGGCAAGGTATGCCGCTATGTTTGCTATAAGGTCGGTTTCAAGACCGACTATAAGATCGGTTATGCCCTGCGACAGCTGTAGGGAAGTCAGCTTATTCATAACTGTCACCGTCCAGTATGCCGCCGTCTATGTCGTTTTCTTTTGCAATACGCTGAAGCTCTTCTTTAGCTTCGGCTTCATCTATATTCTGTGCTTCCATAATAGCACGAATTTTTGATTTAAGCCCTGCCTGAACAAGCTTGATATTGTTATCTATACGGGTGTTGTCATCGCCGATAATGTTATCCTGCCAATTGACAGAAACCGTATAATCTTTGCTGACCTCTTCTGAAGCCTGTGTTATTTCTATAATCGCCGTTGCAAGACTTTCAAGCACCTCGGATATGATATTCTTGTTATTCTGCACGGTGCGAAGTGTGTCCTTTTCATCGGCGGCAACTTCTGTCGCCGTTTTTACGCCGGAATTACTGTCAAAAGAAAGCGTTCCCGGAGAGAAACCAAGCTGAGTGCTGAGTATATTCAGCTGAAGCTTCAGGGCTTCGACGTGTTCGGTTACTCTGAGTGACTGGGTATTGTCGGATATATTCAACTTCGGCGCATCATCGGCATTGAACGCCTGATAAACTTCGTCATCGGTGTCGAAGTATTTTACTTCGTTGCCGTCACTGTCATAGGTTGATTTGACACATTCAGACGGAATAATGATACGCTTTTTGCCAAGGATAAACTCCCGCTCCAAACTGTCGAATATTACATCTATTTCCCGTAGCGTGTCTATTGAATTTGCAAAAACAGGCAAACCGAGCGGTAAATCGAAAACCATATTGTTTCCAACTGCCGGCTTAAAATAGCAGAATAACGGCGTTTGAACGCCTTTGAACACTCTTTCGTATTCAAGCTTCGGGAACAGCTCGGAAACCGGTACTGATTGACCAAGATAGCTTCGTGAATCACTGCGCCGCAGTATATGATAGATATGAACGCCGTCCGACTGCAATGTATGATACTCGAACAGTTTATAGAAATAACCGTTCTGAACATAGTCGTTGCAGAAAATACCTTCTGTGATCTGCCTGTTATTCCATTTTGTCGGAAAGAAACGATCGGCATTTATGTAATTCAGACGTATCACATTATCTTCAAGATACACCTTTATTACTCCTCCGCCGAGTGCGTATGACCGAGAAAGAAATTCGGGAAAACGCTCCCAGAAACAGTTATTTTCAAGGACTTTGCTTACCGTATCATTGTACTTTTCGTCATCAATCGATATGTCGCACTGTTCCGAAAACGTCATTGTTGCAAGCTTGTCACAGATTACCTTTGCCATATTCGTCATAGCTCTGGGACGGCTTTTCTTCTTTATTCTGCTGTTTGTAACCGTCCTCCAAGGAGGTTTACCCTGATAGATGCGTTTTGCAGGCTCGATGTGCCGTGTATAATAGTCGGATATATCGACTATCGGCACGTTCGGAAATGCCTGCTTTATATAAGAGTATATCGACATCAATTTTTCCTTTCTGCGTCGAAGACGTTACTCATGTAAGCTTCGGTGCTGTATTCCTGTGCGTCAAGGCTATCAATATTTATGCTTCCGTCATCAAGACGTATTTCGGTCGCCGCATTTGGCTTCCATATAGCAGTTTGAAATGCCTCTATCGTATGTTTGCAGTGCGACATTATTTTATATCTGTCAGCCGCAATCAGACGGTTATAGAACAATATACGGTTGTTGATAGAACCTTTCCGGGCATTGTGAATATTGACCTTTAACTTTCTTCTCTGAGCGGCAAGGCGCACACCTTTGATCAGTATTTGTTCTGCTGAATCGAGATAAACCTCTGTACATTTCCACCTGCGGCATACACCTTCGATAAAAGTGCAGAAGTCGTTTTCAAGCTCATACGGTGATATTGTTTCTTTACGATAGTATTCGTCAAGCGTTACGATCGACTGAAAGCCTTTAGTGAATCCCGTTGCATTAAGCGTGTGAGCCGAACCGTTCCCGCCGAAGTCGCCGCCGATCGTTACAAACATCAGATTATCCGGAGGTGTATCAATGATGTATCTTGACGGTTTGTCTGCAAACAGCGGGTAAATAACACCCTCCGCCGCTACCCAGTTGCCTCTGATAAAGCGTTCAAAATAAACACCCGTGTATTCCTTTTTGATTTCCCGGACATATTCTTCAGGAAGCGTTGTGTTATCATCAATCAGGAATCGCAATACAAGCATATCGACTTTCGGATTGTCGATGTATTCTTTTTTCAGCCAATGTGTCGGTACGTCCGGGTTCGTTGTTGCAATAAGTTTTGCTCCCTTGACTGACAATCGGGAGAGAAGCATCGAAAAGAAGTCTTTCGGGAACAGCGTCAACTCATCGCAATAAGCTCCGCCAAGCGTCATGCCTCGTATCTTATTCTCGGACTTTGCATCATTAGCACCTTCAAGGAGTATCTTTCTTCCGAACAACTTACCCTCTTTTGTTGACAGCGAATACTTGAAGTTGTCTTCTCCGACAAGCTCCTGCAATAGCATAAGACAGTTACGCTTTAATGTCTGTAACGTTTTTGCCGACATCAGATAGGCATAATCTGTCGGACGGTCGGCTATCCAGAATGCCCAAAGGATAAGCGATATCCATGTCTTGCCGCTACGGACAGAGCCTTCAAGCAGATTAAGTCGATGGAGCTTATTGTGTTTGAGCAAGCTCATCAGCTCCTGCTGTTTGACTGTGAATATCAAATCATTTGACATTTTTCATTGCCTCCAGTATAGCGTCAATCTTGCCTGCACCGTCATCTGACATAGCAACGGGAGTTTTGCTGTAGGCATCACCGGCTTTATTTGTAAGGAAGAATTCTACTGCCGATTGATTCGGCGGTACTTCTCGGGTGATTATCTCAACGGTTTTTCTGCCGCCGACAATGCGTTCCCTGCGTTCCGTAACGGTGTAACCGGTAGCGGCACGGATCAGTGCCTGTTCAACATCTGCCCGAACAAGCTCAGGGTTGTCGGCTATTAACTGCCTGACTCCTTCAGAGCGGTCGATAATCTGTTGTATTGCCTTTTGCCGCTTGCTTTCGGATGTATTCAGATAGCATTCAACAAGGCTCTGAACGGCATTCACACGCTGTTCGGTATCAGCTTTTTTGTATTTGTCGAGATCGGTTGCAAGGCTGTTTATTGCCCTTTTGCGATTGCTTTTTCTCACAGTTTGCTCACTCCTTTCGGGCAAAAATAAAAAGAGCCTTATAAAAGCCCTTATTCTGCATTTGATTATGTTGACGTGAAATTATCCCACTTTGTTTTTTGAAACGTTTTAAACGGCAATTAAAACGCTTTTATCGGTAAATATCCCGTTGGGATTATATCGGGATATGCTTCGCCATTCCGATTTTGAAAAAAATCAGATTACTTTGCGTATGTATACAGCCGTTCCGGTGGGGAGCGTATCGACCAACACCTTAGTTGCTGCACTTGTCTATATCGACCGCACAAGTTATCCTGTGTGACTCACCGTAAAGAGTGATCTCTATAACGGCTTTATGCTGTCTTCGGGAAAATTTCACTATTTTGTGCTCGTAGCGTTTGAGATAGCCGCTGTCTATCTTTAAAGTACCGTTCTCTATATGTCCTGTGCTGACCTTGAGTATATCGGGATTACGGCATAATCCTATGATATATTCTTCTTCTGTACAGGACAGGCATGTTGTTTTGCTCACAAAGTTTCCGACACCGTGTATTTTGCGAATGGTATAATAATCATCGGCTGTCAGACGGTCGGTCTGAAAGAATATGTAACCGTCGAACAGCGGTCTAATCTCTTCGTGCCATACACCTTTTTTGCGATACTTGTACAACTCTCTCGGCACATACGCTGTATAACCGAGTTCACGCATCGAGTACATAACAGCCGTTTCAGAGCCTGACTGTACATATATTACATATATCATTCGCCGTCACCCTCTTTCTGCTTACCTTTGATATATGCGGCAAGCTGAGAATACAACTGAGGGTTATCCTTAGCCATAGCGGTAAATATATCCTCTTTGAACACATCATACGCCGCATCCATTGAAGAGCGGTTCTTAGCGTCTGTGTCCCGCTTATATGTTGCCGCTTTTATCAGCGATGGCACTGCAGCGATCAGCTTTTCGGGCGGAACATCTTTCAGACTGTCATCGCTTAAATTCTGGATTGCTTCCATTACTTTATGGTTTGTTAATCGGGCAAGAGCCTCGGAAACATCAAGATCCGGATATTTGGCGAGTTCTTCGTTTATAAGGCGGAAGTTATTGCTAATGAGCATTACCTGCTCCAAAGAAGCATTCAGAGCCTGTGCATAACGTGCTACCGAAGATTTCGACACCTCATAACCGTTTTCACGGATGAAGTCTACAATGTCACTGTAGCGATATTCTGACGGGTTATTTATCATCATATCAACGGTTTCCCTGATGTCGCACGGCAGCTTGTCGACTTTACCTCTTTTACGATTACGTTTTTTCATAGTATCGCCTCCTTACAGATCTATGCAAGGATCTTCGATAGCACCGTTAACAAGCTGAATGCCCTTAGCGGTCAGCTTACCTGCAAGCTGTGTATAATCGTCGCCGATGCACTCTACAGCCTGTTCGGAACGTATCTTCACGAGCCGTATATATCCACCTTCAAGCAGATAATTAAGACTGTCAAGTGCTTCATTCTCAGTGATCTGAGGCTCAAGGGCAGCAGTTACATCTACGAGATTGACGTAATCGGTACGGAGCAGATTGATTGCTCTGATCACAGCCCCATTGTTTTTTATAAACTTGTTTTTCCTGAGCTGATCTTTTATATTCATCAATTGCCCCTCCTGTCCTTATCGGCAAGATTATCAATCTTCGTTTCCAGACGTGTCATAACACGGATAAACTCCGAATTTTTAACTGCCGTATCTTTTAATTCATCAATTGCGCTGTCTATCTTATCTATAGTGTGCTTTATTTCCTCGACCTCGGCTTTGGTGGCATATCTGTCGTTCAGGCTTTTGATATCACCCTTACATTCCTTTATCATATCAATATGGCTTTCGAGTTCAGATCTGGTAACGCATTTGTCCTGTCTGTCAATTGTGCGCTTGACGAAATACGATATAATACCGATAGCAGCAGTGATTATTATGTTGATGGCTGTTGATAGTATTGCTCCGATTTCCATTATATAAAATCCTTTCAAATGGCTTTATAATGCGTAATTTTTTTGTACTATATTTAATGTAGTTTAATTGTAACATTTTCGTGCAAAAATAAAAAGGCTTAGAGTAATTACTTTTGTGGTAATTACCCTAAGCCTTAAATTTGAAAAAATGTTAAAAATATTATAAAAGCACTTGACAACCACACGGCATCGCCGGGCTATTTCAGCCCG